ATATTGTTGGTAAATTGGTACGACTGAAAGAAAAAGCGAACGTTGGCGGCAATTCATGGTATTGCGAGTTTGTACACGACGACGACCGGAAAGCCTTAAACATGGCGGCGGGTTGGTCTGATAATAAGAAATTGTATTTGTTGGATGGTATTAAATTCAAATAATTATGAGTGTAAACAAGGTTACATTATTGGGAAATACGGGCAAAGCCCCGGATTTTAAAGAGTTCGACAACGGCGGTTGCGTTGCAACAATCACTTTGGCGACAACGAAACGAGGTTTTACCACAAAGGACGGGCGACAAATCCCGGAGCGTACCGAATGGCATAACATAGTATTGCAAAACGGTTTAGCGAAAGTTGCCAATCAGTACGTTAAAAAGGGCGATAAACTTTATATTGAGGGAGAATTAAGAACCCGGAG